ATTGCCGGATAACTGGCGGCCCGGAAAGACGGGCAAGGGGCGGCAGGCGCGGCCGGAAAGTTGGAATAAGCGAAAAGCGAAAGCGTAGGACAGCCGTCGGGGTTCGAATCCCCGCGCCCCACCAAAGTTTAATCATTAAAAACAAGTGAGATATGAACGAGCTTTTAAGTCAAGAAAAGTATGCCGAGCGTCTGAACGCCACCGGGAAGAAGCGGTATATCCACATCAAGAAGGAAGACCGCGAGTTTATCATGAAAGCCTTTAAGGTCACGGAGCGTACGGTTTTCAACGCTATCAGTTTTGACGAGAAGCGTGGCAATACGGAATTGGCCAAGCGTATTCGCAAGCTGGCGATGGAACGTGGCGGTATCATTATGGTCAAGCATCCTGAAATGGAAACCCTGTTTGATGCCGACCGCTATATGCGGCAGTATCTGCCCAATAATGTCCTACTGGAGTTTTCGCTTGATGATGGCGGTTGTGACGTGTTCCATAGAGGTGAGAAGGTACGTCGTTACGAGAATGTGGATGTAAGGAGCATACAAAACATTCTGAACTGGGCAATGTCTTTGAAGTAAGGAGGGAATGGCCATGTTAGGGTATTACGACAACAAACTTTGCATTTCAGCGCGTGAACTCATAGAGGAGGGCTTTATGACTAAAGCTGCCTATGAGAAGAACGTGACTCGCCGCAAAATCAAGGTCATGAAGCGTGGCGGTGGCGCAAAGGGAAGTTGTGCCCTTGTTGCCATTGATAGCCTTCCATCCGCCTGCCGTGAACAAGTAGAAGAAAAGTTCGGCTGCGACGAAGCTCGCATCACCGCCTGGGTGATGTCGAACTACGAGCTTGACCAGGCAGCGGTAGCCTTTTTCATGGACTGGGCCGCCGGTCACAAAAGCGACCATGCCACCGCCGAATTGGCGCACAAATATGCGGTGAACGCCTCTGTGCTGAATACTTGCATCAGGCTGTACGAGCGCGGCAAGGAGCGCGAGAAGCTGATGGATGACAAATACGACTGGTCGAAGATGGCCAAGGTCATCGAAACGCTGCGCGAACAGTTGGGGCATGACCTGCCTGCCAGCACGCTGCGCTTCCGCAGGAAGGTGAACGACTACAAGAAGTTCGGCTACGAGTGCCTTATCACCGGCAAGTTCGGCAACCAGAACAAGCGCAAGGTGACATATAAGGACGAGCGGCTCGTGCTGAGCCTGAGAGTGCTGCCCAACCAGCCATACGGAAGCGATGTGCATGACATGTACATACGGTTTGTCTGCGGCGAGCTGGAGGCATGGGACTTGGAAACCGGCGAGGTATTCAATCCGGACGACTTCACCGACAAGAACGGTGAGCCGAAGGAACTCAGCGAAAGCACCATCCGCAACATACTGAACAAACCGGCCAACCACATGCTGATAGAACACGCCCTGCGCGGCTACAGCACGTTCATGCACGAGCAGATGCCGCACATGCACCGCCACGGCGGCGAGTTCTCCCTGAGCCAGATAACGATGGACGACGTGGACTTGCCGCGCCGCATGAAGGGCAACGAGTACGTGCATGCCTACTACGCCTACGATGTGGTGAGCCAGTGCAGAATCGGACTGGCTTACGGACGCGACAAGGACGACGCGTTGGTGGTGGAGTGCTTCCGCGACATGTTCCGGCTCATCGCACGGCATGGATGGGGCATCCCGGCAGGCATAGAGGTGGAGCAGCACCTGATGAGCAAGTACAAGGGCGGCTTCCTGAAAGCCGGCGAAGTGTTCAAGTTCGTACACTTCTGCGCGCCGCAGAACTCGCAGGAGAAATATGCCGAGCCTTTGAACGGCGCGTTCAAGACCACGATAGCCCACAAGAACCACGAAGGTGTGGGCCGCTGGTATAACAAAGGCGCGCGCAGGGTGGACCAGAAGAAAATCAGCGACAGCGGCAACCATACATGGGAGGACAAGAAATACTATACCTTCGAGGAACTGGTGGCCGACGACCGCCGCGACTGCGCTGAATGGAACAATTCTCTGCACCCGAACCAGAAAAAATATCCCGGCATGACCCGTTGGGACGTGCTCGTGGCGAAAATCAACCCGACCCTGCGCCCGTTTGACAGCCTGACCCTGAGCCGTTATATCGGCGAGAAGGTGGAAACCAGCATACGGCGTAACTCGACGGTGCGCGTGGCACACGAGGACTGGTGGATAAGCGGCCCGGAGGTGCTTGAGGAACTGGAGCCGAACAACCGTAAGGTGACGGCCTACTATTTGCCGGACGAGGAAGGGAAGCCGACCGACGTGTATTTGTTCCAGGGCGACCGCTACATTGACAAGGTGCGCCCCGTGAAGACCTACAGCCGCGTGATGGCCGAGCAGACGGACGAGGATGTGGCGAACTATATCGAGCAGCAGAAGTACGTGTCGCATTTCAAGAAATACCTGCGAGACAATGCCATCGCGAAAGTGGGCAAGGCAGAGGCTGGGTCGCAGACCTACGCGGAAGAAACTGATACGGAATGCTACACCCTGCCTCCCGTCCCGGTGCCGGACGAGCCGGAAGATTACGAATGGAAGCCGGACATGGACAGTAGCAGACGGGCATTGGAAGACCTTTAGAACAACATTAAAACAGCGTTAGATTATGATTACAGAAGCGCAGAAACAGAAGATTTTGGGGGCGATAGCCGCTAACCGTGCGAACTATCCGAGCGACGCAAAGCACGCCGCCTCCCTCGGCATCACCACATCGGTGTACAGTGCCGTAAAGAACGGTCAGACGGACAAGGTATTGAGCGACGCCAACTGGATAGGTATCGCCCGGAGGCTGGGCGTGAACCTGCGCGGCGGCATGGAATGGAAGGCCGCCAAGACACCCACTTTCGAATACATCACCTCGCAGCTGGAGATTTCACAGAAATCCTGCCTTTCGGCCATCCTCTGTGACGTGCCGAACATCGGCAAGACATTCACGGCCCGGTACTATGTGCAGACCCACAGGAACGCGGTCTATATCGACTGCTCGCAGGTGAAGACCAAGCTGAAGCTGGTTCGGAAGATTGCCGCCGAGTTCGGCGTGGACAGCAAGGGGCGGTATGCCGACGTGTACGATGACCTGGTGTATTACCTCCGCTCCATCGAAACGCCGCTCATCATCCTGGACGAGGCGGGCGACCTGCAGTATGAGGCTTTCCTGGAACTGAAGGCTCTGTGGAACGCTACCGAGCGGTGCTGCGCCTGGTACATGATGGGTGCCGACGGCCTGAAGGAGAAGATAAACCGCTCGATAGAGTGCAAGAAGGTAGGTTACACCGAGATGCTGAGCCGTTACGGCGACCGCTACAGCAAGGTCACCCCTGATGATGGCAAGGAACGCGAGGCTTTCCTGATGACGCAGGCGCGGATTGTGGCCAAGGCCAACGCCCCGGAAGGCGCGGACATAGCGCAGATAGTGCGCAAGACACGTGGAGGGCTGAGACGTGTATATACGGAGATTGAGAAACTTAAAATGACAGCACAATGATGACCAAGATAGAAATGCAGGCGATGGATGCTGTTATCGGCATCCATCGTGAAATGAAGAAGAAGAACGAGCCGGATTGGGAACAACGCCATTACGAGTTGGCCAAGGAGATATTTCTGCGCAGAATGGTACACTTTGGCCATACGACAATTGATAATGATATAGAAGATTCGGTCGCTTGGGCAGACCGTCTGATAGCCGAACTTCAAAAGGGAAAGTAAGACAATGAAGCGCGCGTACAGTCCGAAAGAGATAGCCGCCAAGAAGTGGGTGACGCTACCGTGGGGCGAGAAATGGAGCAAGCCTTTTGGCGAGCCTGCAGACAACGCCTCATGGTTCATCAGCGGTGCCAGCGCGAGCGGCAAGAGTTCGTTCGTCATGCAGCTCGCCAAGGAGCTGTGCAAGTACGGGCCGGTGCTGTACCTGAGCTATGAGGAGGGCGTGAACCAAAGTTTCCAGCGGCGTATGGACTATCTGGGAATGGATGAGGTGCAAGGCAGGTTTCGAGTGGTAACAGATGACTCCTATGATGAACTTGTGGAGCGTCTGAGGAAACCAAAGTCACCGAAGTTCGTCATTGTGGACTCTTTCCAGGTGGCGGTTGACGATGCAGGATTCAGCTATGAAAAGGCTGTAGAGTTGATGAAACGTTTCCCGAAAAAGTGCTTCATCTACATCAGCCAGGAGGACAAGAGCCAGCCTACGGGCAAACCGGCGCGCAGGCTGAGGTATATCTGCGACATGAAGGTTCGCGTGATGGGTTACAAGGCGTACTGCATGGGGCGTGCCATCGGAGAGGCCGGCACCTATTATGTGGTATGGAAAGAAGGATTGATACAAACCAGTAACAATTTATGATATGGGCAAGAAAGTTTACATCAGCGGTGCTATTGCGCACCACGATTTGGAGGAACGCAAGACGGCCTTCGGGGATGCGGAGCGTTTCCTTGGACTGAAAGGCTTCGACCCGGTGAATCCGTTTAAGAACGGTCTGCCGGACGATGCGCACTGGCGGAAGCACATGCGGGCGGACATCGCCCTGCTGCTTGGATGCGATTATATCTACATGCTGCGCGGCTGGGAACTGAGCAAGGGCGCGAAGCTGGAGTTGGATGTGGCCAGTTCGTGCGGCATTGAAGTGTTGTTTGAAAACCAATTTAATCTTTGAGTTATGGAAGAAAAACAGAAAGTAAAAGTCTTGTTTGAGTTTGACCGTTCCGAGTATGATGCATACCTTTTCTTGATAGGAGGAAAGAAAACAGAGGAGGCTGAAGAAATTTGGGAAGCGATGACAGAGGAACCAGTAATAGCAGAGACAAGTCTATTAGACGAAGATGAACAGACATTTAAACTTATGATGATAAGTTTGGCCATTCTTTCAGTTGAGAAAAAAGTCAAAGGATGATATGAGACAGGAAGTGACCAATTTTGCGCGTTTTTACGCCTCGTTCAACCTGCTGCCGTACAACGGCGACCGCGAGGAGTTCAAGAAGTCCATCGTGCTGCAGTACACCTGGAACCGGACTGACAGCCTGAAGGAGATGACCCGGAAGGAATACGACGAGTGTTGCGCGGCCTTGGAGAAGATTTCCGGTCGCAAGGACGAGCTGAAAAAGAAGCGCAGCGTCTGCCTGAAGCTGATGCAGCAGCTCGGCATCGACACCACGGACTGGGCGCGCATCAACGACTTCTGCATGAATCCCCGGATAGCGGGCAAGCCTTTTGCCCGGATCAGTCCGGACGGGCTGGAGGCGTTGGCCGTGAAACTGCGCTCCATCAGGCGTAAGGGCGGACTGAAACCGAGAGACGAAAAGACGATACCGGAATCGGGCAAGGTGGCCTATGTGTTCATTGACCCGAATGCCCCAAAATGTTAAGATTATGAGCATGAGACAAAGAGTGAAGGAAGCGATGGATTTCATACGCGAGCAGACAAAGGATTTGAGCGAGGAACGCTATGAGGAATTTCTCGAACAGTTGAAATTCGAGCTGGAGGCGGAATCAGAATTGTGCTGCTGGGGAGATCCGGAAGAAGAATAAGTGTAGAACCATAAATAAAAACAATCATGAGTGAGGAAAACAGACAGACTGTCGTCATGACGGCAGAGGAGAAGGCCGAATTTGAGGCCTTCCAACAGGCGAAAGCCAAGAAGGCGGCCGAGGAAAAGGCCAAGGCCGACCGCGAGATGTACAAGCAGATGGTTGACGAGGAGATTGAGCGCTCCATCCCCGTGCTGCTGGGCATCAGCGAGGAAATCAAGGAGAGCAAGCAGAAAGTGCTTGACAACTTCAAGACCATCCTTGAAATGAAGTCCGACCTGTTCAGGACCAAGGTGCGCGACGACCAGCGCAGCCACACGTTCACGAACAGCAGGGGCGACCAGCGCATCACGCTCGGCGTATATGTGACGGACGGCTACCGCGACACCGTGGAGGACGGCATCGCCATCGTGAAGGAGTATATCGCCTCGCTGGCCAACGACGAGAAGACGCAGGCTTTGGTGAACATGGTGTTCCGGCTGCTGAGCCGCGATGCAAAAGGCACGCTGAAGGCCAGCCGAATCGTCCAGCTGCGCAAGGTGGCCGAAGATACCGGCGACGCGCGATTCCTGGAAGGCGTGCGCATCATCGAGGAAAGCTACCAGCCTGAAGTGAGCAAGCAGTTCATCCGGGCTGAGGTGAAGGACAAGAACGGGATGTGGAAGCCCATCCCCCTTGGTATGACAGAATCTTAAAACGACATGACAATGAAACAGGAAGTAAAAAAAGAACCGAAAGTAGCCTTGTGCCGCAAATGCCACGGCACGGGCAAAATCGTATCCGGGCGTTTCATCCGCAAGACGGAGACCTGCCCGCAGTGTGAAGGGAGCGGCCGTGTGACGGTGAGCTGCGAGATGACGCTTGACATCCGTCCTTACAAGCCAAAAGGTGAACAGGTTATGGACTGACAGTATCGCAATATGGGGAACCGGCACGGTGTGAGTTATCAGAAACGCGTCGCTGACATCAACAGGATATATGACCTCTACGTCAAGAAGGGAGTCCCGAACAGGGAGATATGGCGGAGGTACATATATCCTGTGTATGGTATCAGCGAGAGGACTTTTTATAATATCCTGAAAGCGTCCGCCAATCCCAAGAACGACCTGCCGGAAGATACCCAGCTGTATTTCAATTTTGACACATGAGCGGAATGAACAAGGATACAAAAGCGGTTATAAGGCGGATATTGTCCGACATTCGGGTGGAGCTTGGCGACGAGTTTGACAGGAACTTCGAACGCCAGGCTTTTTTCAACGACGCATGGGCGCGCCGGAAAAGCCCGACCCGTCCGGGTGGCACGATACTGGTGGACACGGGCACGCTGCGGCGCAGCATCAGGAGCCGGACGACCGATGACAGCATCACGTTCTACACCGACCTGCCGTATGCGGCCATACACAACGACGGCGGGGAGATAGTGGTGACGGAGAAGATGAAGCGTTTTTTCTGGCACAAGTATTACGAGGCCACCGGAAGTTTCGGCCGGAAGAAGAACGGCGAACGCCGGAACGACAAGCGGACGCGGCAGCTTTCCACAGAGGCCGATTTCTGGCGCTTCATGGCCCTCAAACGTGTCGGGACTACCATCCGCATACCCCGGCGGAGATTTCTCGGCACAGGGCCGGAGGTTGAGCGTATCGTCCGTGAAATCATCGAGGACAACCTGAACGAGTATTTCAATATGGATTTTAGCATAGAAAGGAAATGAGAAAGGAACTGTACCAGATGCTGTGCGACCGTCTGAAGGAGGTCGGCGGTGGTGCTATAAAGCACATAGACCTGTGGAACCACAATGTGGAATTCATCGAGCAGGAGGAAAGCTGGGCGCGCCCGGCGGTGTTCGTGGAGTTCCGGCCGATAAAGTGGAACGCCATAGTGAACGGCGTGGAGTACCGCGCCGAGCCGGAAGTCGCGTTGCACGTGGTGACGGACTGGACGGGCAGCGTGAGCGACGGCAGCCCCTTCAAGGAAGAGAGCTTGGAGGTGTTCGATTTGCTGGAGGAGATACATGCCGCGCTTGCCTGCATGGATGGAGAGACCTTCAGGGAGTTCGACCTTGTGGAGAGCGACACCAACCACAACCACGAGGACATCGTTGAGAACATAGAGGTGTACCAGTGCGTGGCAATAAAGTCGCTGCAGTAACGAAGAAGCCCCGTAAGCCGGAAACGACCTGCGGGGCTTCCTGTCAGAGCAGCATCCAGATGATGCTTGCCGTAACACCTCCGGTCACCGTCAGGAGCCAGTCAGTCCAGTCCCACGGGCTGCCGTGCAGCTTGTCTTTCAGTTCGAGGCATGATGCCGCCACGGCAGCCGAATATACGGCACCGAACGCGGAACATGCGCACAATCCAACCACAAAGCCCCCGGCAAGGTGTTTCCACCGGTTGCTTTCCTTCAAAAAAGAGATAATTCTGCTCATAATGAATCGGTTTTGAAAAATTGTTTGTATATTTGCATTGAGAACGACGGGTTACCCACATGTCGGCTCGCAAGAGCGCAGGCTTCGGGTATGACGGTCGTTTCAAGATATTTGAGCATTGGGGGAAAGGCAACCTGGCAATTGAGTCCTAACCGTCGCCCTCGGTGCTCTTTTTTATGTCATTGACGGAATAAAGGAAGTGTGTGATGATGTGCCGTCCATCTTTCCTTATTTTCACTTTTCTTGCCACATTCAGCCTTACCTTTTGTTCTCTGACGGTTGCTTCATAGTAGAAGAAACGGTCGATTCCGTCGTTGCGCTGATGTGTCAGCGGTGACGAGTCGATGAATATGGCGGTTTCTAATACCTTGTCAAGAGTCGCCAGGTCGTCCCTGGTCAGGACGGACGACCGCCCGAATGTGTCGCTGAACAGGTGCTTGTTGCCATAGGTGGTGAAGCCTACCCGGATGTCCTTTCCTTCTGTATTGAGCGTCACGGACTTTTTCAGCAGTGGCTCCATCGTATGGAGGTAGTGCGTCCGTTCAATGGCTCTTTCGGATTTAGTCCTGTCGGCCGCACACTTCTGCAGCAGCTGGCATGCCTGGCACAGTTCGTTGTCCGGGATGAACGCCTTGGCGAGCTTTGCTTTCCCTTTGGCGATGTCACAGTCCCTGCACCGGCTGATGGTGTACGGATTATAGTCCGGCACGGCCTTCTCCAGCTTGCCGGGATTGAAACGGAACATCCCTTTCGTATCACGCTGCAGGGCTTCCTCGCCGAGCGCCACCGCCTCGTCATGCGGCGTGGCCGGGTAACGCGACTTGCGCACCTGCACCACGGTACAGCGGCAGTTCCACCCGTTTGGCGGATAGTATTCCTCCCAGAAGGAATCCGTAATCGGCAGCGTCACTCCGTGGAGTGCGGCGTGTTCCGGGCGCACCTTGTTGTCGTGCGCCGTGCGGTACTGCAGGTAGTAGCGGTCGCCGTCCTGCATGAATCCCTCCCATTTGGCCGCCATCTCCGCAGAAGCCTGCACGAAATTGAATTCCGAGCGCAGGTAGTTCAAGTTGTAGGTGGCGTCGATGCTTCGCACGTCCTTCAGAAAGCGTTCGAACGTCTTTCTGTTGCCGTTCTCATCCAAGAGGGACGGGAACGCCTCGTTCAGCTCATGGAAAGCCTTCATGCCGGAAAAGACGTAGTTCGAGCGGCTGAGCCTTTGGCGCATGATGTCCGACATCTCCACTTTGCGGAAAGAAGAATCAAGCGCGTCGGCGTGCGCCCCGATGAATTCCTGTGCGGCCGGTTCCGCCAGTATGCCGATGCGGAGTGACGAACCATCCTCCTTGTAGAGCGCACGCATCATGACCTTGAATGCCTCCCTGAGCCTTTCACGCAGGCTTGGGTCGATACGGTCATCGGAAGCCAGTGTCCTGCTGTCCCCAAGCAATGCCGCATAGCGGCTGTGCAGCCCCGAATATTCATCGGGGCTCAGTCGAAAAAAGGGCGTACGTTCTTTTGCCGTTTCTTGTCGTCATCCGCTTCATCTTCCTTTCCGGTTATGGAGGTCTGGACGTTACGCCTTTCCCCGACCGGCATGTTGTACTTCTCGGCGAAATATTTCGGGTCTACTTCATACCGGTCTGATACCATTTCTTCAAATGCCACCTGCTGTTCCGGGGTGTAGTCCACCGAGTCGTCCCATTCAAAGCGCAGCCCCTTGACCGGGAAGCCGTGCTTCGCCATGCGCGGGATAAGCTGGTTGTTCACGATGTCGCCCAGCATGGTGCGGTCGCTTTCCACGAGGTTCTCGAACACTTCGAGGTGCGTCTGCGACTGCGAGAGGCTGGAGCCGTCCTCAATGGTCATGGTCTGTCCGATGATGAGCTTGGACAGTTCGGAGTTCGCCCTGTCCACGCGTTTGTCATACACGTTGAAGGCGTCGCCCTTGGTGCTTTCCACGACCTCAATCTCCGTGCCTTCCTGGAACACGCCCCAGAGACTCGCTCCCATGCTGTCCATCATGCGTTCCATCTTGGCCAGTTCCTTCTCGTCGCGCGTGGTGGTCTTGGCGATGCGCATGGGCATGCCGAAAATCTCCGCGAAGGTATCCCAGAACGCCAGCGCGTTCTTCTTCGGTATGGTCTGCGTGGCCGCTTTCAGGAACAGTCCGAGGTCGTCCGGCTGTCCCGCCTCGATGAGCCAGTCTGCGAACGGGGCGCGGCGGTATTCGATGCCGGTCGTCCAGTCCTGTCCGAGGTCGGTGACGACACGGCCGTATTCGGGTATGACGTGCTTGCGCGGAATGAGCTTCACTCCTTCGTAGCAGACGCAGCCGTCCCCGTCCGTCACGAGGTCGCCCAGTTCGATGAGCGAGTGTCCCCAATAGACTGAATCGAGCGACAGCTTCATTAGTTGGCGGAACCATGCCTGGTTGAAGTAGTGTGCCGCTTCCTCCACCTCCTTGCCGTCTGCGCCGACAATCTTGAACGAGCGCGACATGACGAACCCCTTGCGCTGCTCGATGCAGCCGGAGAGGTGCAGGTCGGCGTCCACGTCCCGGTAGATGTCGTAAAGCGGCTTGCGGTTCGGGCTGTCCACGTTGATGGCCAGCTGCCAAGCGTTCCGCCAGTCCTGGATGTCCTTCCGTGTCAGCGCGTCAGTTGTGCGTTGCAGGTTTACGACCATCTTCCGCACTTTCCTGCGGTCGCCTTCCTTGGCGAGATTGAATTCGCCGTATTTCGTGTGCAGTATCCGGTCGTCATGGCCGGTGAAATACTGCCTGATTCCTTCCCATATACCCATAAGCCTACCAATTATAACGTTGTTTCTTCTGGCACCCGTAAATGAACGTGCCGCTTACCGGCTCACCGTCCTCGTCCAGTACGACCGGCAGATCCGGCACAATCTTCCCTGCCTGTACGCCCTCCAACCATTTGACGGCCCTTTCGTAACGCTCCTTGCGTATTTCCATGCCCATCTTCTGCGGCAGGGACGCCGCCATGTGGTAGAGCGCAATGTCGCAGCAGTACATGACTACGAGCCGGTTGCGTTCGTCGCCTTCTGCGGCGAACAGGGCCGCGCAGTCATATTTCGGGCGCAGGTACCCGGCAATTTCCTCCTGGGCTTCCATCTCGGCGTTGCTCCGGTTTTCTGAACTGACTTGTGAAACCACTTTCAGCGCGCTCTCGCCGATGACCACCTTGTAATCCTCATCTGTAATGAACATAAGCACTTCCTTCCTTTAATGCGTCACGAACAGGGCGCGTTTTTCTATGTCCTGCACGGTCACCCCTTTGCGGAACCGGCGGCGTGCCACCAGTTCCTTGACAGCCTTCTTGGGTACGACCTTCAAGCCACCATTCAGGTAAATCACATAAAACTTCATGCCGTGGAGTTTTGAAAGTTTCACGGCCTTTTTCACGGCACGCTTGTATTGCCATGCAAAAATCAAATCCTTTATCAGTCTGAACATATTACCAGCTGTTTTTTGAGGAATGGCGCCTCATGCCAAGCCTCGGTTTGTAAATCTGTTGTCTTGTATGCTTCTGGAGTATCCAGATGGCACCTTCGTCCGCGTCCGGCGCGTCATCGTGGACACGGCTTCCGCGTTCCAGAGCAAGCGTCTGCTCGATGCCGACCTGCATGTCCGGCGTATCCTTCAACGCCTCGTTGTACCAGACGAACCCGCGCTCCCACAAAGGCGAAACGGCCTCGATGCGCTGGAGTTTCTCCGGCTTCTTGCGCATGTCCGGCATGATGGGCAACTGGTAGCCGCGGCGGTTGCCCTCTTCGGTGAACTCGTCCAGGATGATGTCCTGCATGAAGTTCGCTTCCATGAAAAAGAGGACGGCCGCCCTGTCACGCGTGCGTTCATGCAGGTCATAGAGCCACCGTACCATGCCGGTCACGGTGTCCTGCCGGACATAGCAGTCGAGAAGGTGGAGTTCGGGACCTATCTTTCCCCAAAAGCGTGAAGCCTTGTAGTCGTTGGCCGTGGTTGACTTGAACGACGGGTCGGTGTAGCAGACGAGCTGGTCGTATTTTTCAAGCGGCAGTACCTTCTTGAAGCGTATCCAGTCGTGCCGGAAGATAGTGCCGTCCTTGATGGGGTTGTGCATCATCTCCTTCTCCCATGCCCGGTAGCCCACGAAGTCTCGGTACTCCTGTGCTTCGTCTTTAGTCCACTTCTCTTTCCAGACGGGATTGCCGTCCCTGTCCACCGCCTTCACCTCGGACACATACACGCCCTTTGTGGCCGCGATGTTCGCCAGCACGGAAGTCTTGGAAATGAGGTTGCCCACCATGAGGAAGCGTCCGCGCCCCACATCCAGCGCCCCGAAAAGTGCCTCCTTCACCCAGTCTGTCAGGTCTTTGACACGCTTCTCGTTGCGGCAAAGCTCGTCGTCGTCGAGGTCGTCGATGACGATGTAGTCCGGGCGTGCCTCACGCTCACGGAGGCCGCGCGGCGACTGGCCGCGTCCGCAGGCAAGGAACTTCACGCCGGACTGCGAGGTGAATTCGCCCTCCTGCCAGTCCCCCACGCTTTTCTGCTCGCCGAAATCGGCGATGATGCGGGCGTTGTACTCAAGTTCGGCCTGAATGTCCGAAAGCAGGCGTATGGCGCTGTCCTCGCTCTTGCCGACCACCACCATGAAGTTGATGAGCCGCTTGGGCTGGAACATCAGCCAGAGCGGCATGAAGATGTCGAAATGGGTGGACTTGGCATGGCCGCGCGGCCATTTGAATACTGCCTTCAGGTTCGGGGTGTTCTTGACCTTGACGGCCGCCGTGTTGTGGAACGGCGCATTATGTATGGTACGGATGACTTCGCCCGTCACCTTGTCGCGCAGTTGCAGGAAATGCGGGAAGTAGTATTCACAGAACGCGGCATAGTCCTTTTGCAGACGCCGGATGCGCCTATCCTTTTCGACCGGAGTCTCTCTTATCAGCAGTGCAGTGTCCGTGATGGACTGGATGTGCTTGCAGTGTTCCTGCCATTCCGCATACCTCTGTTTAATCTCTGCCTGTGTCGCCATGCGTCACCTCCCCAGGCTCGTGCCCATGCTTTCCACTATATACTTGTCCTGGTACTTGTTGATGGCCTTGATAAGGTCGGGCGTGAGTTCCGGGTCGGTCTGCGCCCGGTGCTCCAGCCATTTTGAAAAGGCCATGAACACCTCGATGGCATCCACCACGTTGGCCTTCTTGTCGAGCTTCTCGATGACCGACGACAGTTTGGCCAGCTTGTCGCCCAGTCCGGCGATGAGGTTGGCATCCTCGGATGCGTTCACCTGTTCTATGAGCTTGTCAATTGTCAGCAACAGCTTGTTGACCAGTTCCGGGCGTGTGATGCTCTTGGCCGCCCTTGCCTCCTTCCATCCCTCGGCGGAGCACCATTTGGAGACGGTAACGCGCGATATGCCTATCTTGTCGGCAATCTCGGTCTGCTCCATCCCGGAAAGGTACAATGCCCTGCCGAGCGACTTCTTCTTCTCAATGTCTGCTTTCTTCATATCTGGTAAAATCTTGAATGCGTGCGTATCTTACGGCAAAGTTGCGGCGTTTCGGGCTGAACGCCAAAAAGATAGGAAACAGTTGCATAGAAGTGTGCAACCGTTTCACACTTTTTTGGCGGCCAGCCCTTTGCGGTGTAATATTGCAGCGTAAAACGCAAAACGCGAAGACGAAATGAGTGCAAGACGAGTAAGAATTTCAAACGACAGCCTGAACAGCTACGGCTCCCGTGTGCTGACCGCAGGCATGAACGTGGAGCAGTACTGCCGGAACCCCGTGCTGCTTTACATGCACGAGCGCGGCAATGTGATAGGCTATGTGAAAGACCTGAAGTCCGAGAACGGCGAAGTGACCGGCGAGCTGGTCTTTGACGAGGCCAGCGAACTGTCGAAGCGGTGCAAGAAACAGTACGAGTTCGGCAGTCTGCGCATGGTCAGTGCCGGGATAGACATCCTGGAACTGAGCGACGCGAAGGAACACCTCGTGCAGGGCCAGACACGGCCGACGGTGACTAAGAGCAAGCTGTTCGAGGTGTCGCTGGTGGACATAGGAGCCAATGACGATGCCATCGTCCTGAAAAGGGACGGCACGGTGATAAATCTCGGCAAGGACGGCGAATGCCTCCTGCCATTGTTGAACAACAAACCCCAAAAACAAAAAGTTATGGATCAGAAAATGCTGGCCCTCCAGTTGGGCCTGCCGGAAACGGCTGACGAGGCGGCCATCAGTGCGAAGCTCGCGGAACTGAAAGCCTCCAAGGAAGATGCGGACAAGCTCAGCAAGGAAAACGAGACGCTGCAGCTCGGACGCATCACGGCGGCGGTGGAAAAGGCCATCGCGGAAAAGCGTATCGGCGAGGACAAGAAACAGCAGTTCATCGAACTCGGCAAGAAAATCGGAGTGGAAGACCTGGAAAGCACTTTTGGTGCCATGTCGCCGCAGGTGAAGCTGAGTGCGGTCATCGGCCATCAGGGAGGTGCGCCTGCCGTGACGACGGCCACCTACAGCAAACTGAGCGAGGTTCCTGCCGAGAAACTGGAGGAGCTGCGCGAGAAGCAGCCGGACGAATACAAGCGCCTGTACAAGGCCGAGTACGGCATGGAGTGTGAAATCTGAATGTGGAACCCGATAAAAAGACAAAGACAATGAGCAAGAAAATTTCGATGCTGCTGGCTGCTGTCCTGTTCAACTGTATGACAGGCGGCTTGCTGGCAATGGCTGCCGGTGTTTCTCCGGCTGTCGGCGCGGCAGGCATGAATGCCGTGGCCGTATTGTTCGGCGGCTCCATGCCCCAGGGCGTGCTGCGTGCCGGAGTGTACAAGGAAATATGGACGGGCGAGCTGGTGAAAGCCCTGCGCGGCCTGCTGGAAGGCACTTGGCTGGACGGCATACCTGACAGCTCGTCCCTGGTGAACAATGACATCATCCACCTGGTAGAGGTGGGAGTTGACCCGGAAGTGCTGATCAACAACACGACCTACCCAATCCCGTTGCAGGCTCTGGACGATGCGGACATCGCCATCGAGCTTGACAAGTTCCAGACGAAGGTGACCCCCATCACGGACGATGAGCTGTATGCCATCAGCTACGACAAGATGAGCCGTGTGAAGGAGAGCCACTCGAATGCCATCAATGACGCCAAGTTTGCGAAGGCAGCCCATGCGCTGTGCCCTACGGAAAATACGGACACCACTCCGGTATTGGTAACGACCGGCGAGCGTGATGCCGACACGGGGCGTCTGCGCCTTGTGCCAGGTGACATCGTGCGCCTGAAAGCCGCATTGGACAAGTTGCGTGTACCGGCTGACAAGCGTCGCCTGGTATTGTGCAGTGACCATGTAAACGACTTGTTGATGGCAGACCAGAAGTTCAAGGAGCAGTATAACCTGAACCAGACGGATGGCCGGATAGGCCGCCTGTACGGTTTCGACATCTATGAGTTCGGGAATACTCCGCTCTATACCGTTGCCGGCAAGAAGAAAGCTGTCGGTGCCTTGGCCGAAGACGGGGAATTCCAATGCTCGTTCGCCTTCTATGTACCGCGTGTGTTCAAGGCCACCGGCTCCACGAAGATGTATTACAGCGAGGCATCGACCGACCCGGAATACCAGCGCAACAAGATCAACTTCAGGCACTACTTCATCTGCATGTTCAAGAAAGCGGATGCCGGTGTGGCAATCCGCAGCGGCTACCAGGCATCGTCGGACGGCAGCATCACGGCAGACCCGACTACCGTGACAATCCCGGCCGAGGGTGGCAGCAAGGATGTGACGGTGACGGCAAGCGGCGCATATACGGTGGGTGCGGCCCCTGAAGGCTTCAACGTAAGCAAGAAAGGCAATACCGTGACCATTTCGGCAGAAGCCAACGACGGCGAGCAGAAAAGCGGAACCCTAACATTGACCTTGCAGTCCAATAACGGCAAGACTGCCCAAATAACGATAACCCAGCCAAAGCAAGGAGCATAAGTCATGGCACAGTTGAAACGTTTGGTATTGCACTGCACAGCGACTCCTGAAGGCCGCGAAGTGAGCGCGGCGGACATCCGCCACTGGCACACCGACCCGGTGAGCAAGGGTGGCCGCGGGTGGAAGCAGGTCGGCTATACCGACATGATACACCTGGACGGAAAGGTGGAACGCCTGGTGGACAACAACGAGGACGCACAGGTGGATCCCTGGGAGATTACCAACGGGGCAAAAGGGTACAACACCACATCCCGGCACGTTGTGTACGTCGGCGGCGTTGCCGCTGACGGCAAGACCCCCAAGGACACCCGTACTCCGGCGCAGAGGAAGGCGTTGGAAGCCTATGTAAAGGACTTCCACCGGCGTTTCCCCTCCGTCCCGGTTGTAGGGCACAACCAGCTGGCGGCAAAAGCCTGTCCGAGCTTCGACGTTCCGGCCTGGCTGAAAGAAATAGGAATCAAACAATAAAGACTGTATCTGATGGAACTCAGTGAAATTCTCAATTTCGTACTGGGTGGCACCCTTCTGGCTACCGTGATTGGCATAGTGACGCTCCGTGCGACGGTGCGCAAGGCCAACGCGGAAGCCGAGAAGGCGAAGGCGGAGGCCGAATCGGTGCGGATTGACAACACTGAGCACGCCACCCGGATATTGATGGAAAACATTGTAAAGCCCTTGAAGGATGAGTTTAACGAGACCAAGAAAGAGCTTGCGCGCAACACGCGTGAGATGGCCCGTCTCAGGAAAGCGATTGACGGTGCCAACAGCTGTGATTACCGCAGTGCTTGCCCTGTGCTTAACCGCCTGCGCGAGCACCCGAAAGACGGCGCAGGAAACGGCCAGGACGGAAACGAGACAGAGCCTGGCGGACAGCATGCGGAGCGAAGTCCGCCTGGTGCGGACGGAAACGGTGCCGAAGTCGGAGGTGAGGCTGGCGATACCGGCTGACAGCCTTCTGAGGCTTCCTCCGCTGGCCTCATACAGCGGGAAGAGCGGACAGGCCAGCGTATCGGTGAGCCGTGATAAGGATGTGATCACCGTGTACGCGAGCTGCGACAGCCTGCAGCTTCTGGTGGAATACTACGAGCGGACATCCTCCGTGTGGAAGGAACGCTACGAGGAGATGACCGGCCTGTACGAAGAGGAAATAAAACAGCGTTCGAACCCCGTTAAAACGTTTTTCTACGGCTTCGGGGCTGGAATACTGCTGAGTGTGCTGACAACAATAATCATCATTCTAAAACGAAAGAAAAATGGCAACTAAGAAGTTCATATACGGCATAGCCGTGGTAAAGTTCAACAGCAAGGAAATCGGCTACATTGAGAAAGGCAGCTGGGATTGGGGCGGCACGAAGCCGGAGAGTACGGACGTGGAAGCCGAGCAGGTACCTGATGCTCCGGTGCTGACACTGGCCAACAAGAACGCGACCATCGCGCCGACGTTCAACCTCATCCAGCTGGACTACGAGAACATCCAGGCCGTGCAGGGCGGCACGCTGGTGGGCAGCGCGGGCAGCTACACCGGCTGGAAGGCCCCGACCGACCTCGTGGAGCTGCGCGGCCCGTGGGAGATCCAGTTCGTGAGCGGCCAGACGATGACGATACCCAACGGCACCATCCTGGCCAACCTGGGCGGCAAGCTGACGCTGACGGAGGTGTCGAAGCTGGAATGCCAGCTGAAGGTGAACAAGCCCGAAGATCCGGACACCGCGCCCTACGAAATCAACGACACACCGTCCGAGTAACGTATGGACAAGTCAACGGAACGTCTGGTGCAGCGCGAGGGGGCGGCCGCGCTGCTGGACAGTGGCGTGTCCGTCCCCTTGAAGGAAGTGCGCATACCGTTCCGGAAGAAACCGCTACGTTTGCGCGCCGTGATGCGGCGGCCGCGCTTAGGCGGCCTGATAAGGCTGTCGAGGGTGTACCTGCGCCTGGGCGTGACTGCGGCGGAGATGGAGAGGTTTACCAAGGAGGAGGAGATGGCCTTCATCGCGGCCCACGGCAAGGACTTGAGCCTGATGGTGGCTTACACCCTGTGCCGCGGATGGCTATGGCGGAAGCTGCTCGTGCGGCCCACGGCATGGTGGATAAGGAACATGATGGAGCAACGGTACCTCATGGCGTGCATGCGGAAGTTCGTGCTGCTGCTTGGTACAGACCCTTTTACGAGTATTATCAGGTCGGCGGAGCGGACGAACCCGATGAAGCCGAGGCTGAGCCGAAGAAGGAAGGGGAGTTAAGGACGGTGTACGAGCCGTCCCATAGCCCCTTCGGGTTTGTATGGCAGATAGCGGCGGCGACGGGCTGGAGCGTGGGTTACATCCTTGAGGGCGTGAACTACCAGACGCTGATAATGATGCTGGCGGACGCGCCGCGCTACGTGCGCAAAAAAGACGGCGGCAAGAGCGCGGAGGACGAGGCGAACGAAATAGTAGGATTTTTCCAGAGCAACCTGAAGAAGTGAAGAATTAAGAGTTAAGCCCAATGGACAAATAGGACAAATAAGCCCAATGGGCCGAATACGACGAGGCGAGAAAGACTATGGCAAAACCTGTAGAGATAGAGATACTGTTGAAAGACCGTATGAGTGCGGGGCTGGAGACCATGCAGCACAAGCTGGATGCGCTGATGGGCAAGGCATCCGGCACGGGGGAGCGTGTGCGCATCCTCAGCACGGCCATAGCCGCGCTCAACGCGCAGCTCGCCGAAATGAGGAAAACCGCCGAGACCTCCGTTCCCGACCTCGACCAAAGCAAGAACATCTCGGCTATGGAAACCCTGAAATCGAAGATAAGGGAGCTTCAGGAGCAGCTGCGGCAGCTTGACGAGACGGCGGAGAATACGGATACAGTACCGGCCGGTGCGACACAAGCCGGCCGACAGTACAACGGGTTGCACATGAGTGTCCAGCAGATAGCGAGGGAACTCCCTGCGGCCACTATGGGACTAAATATGTTCTTTCTGGCCATAAGCAACAACCTGCCTGTATTGACAGACGAGATAAAGCGCGCCAAGGCGGCCAACGAGGAACTGAAGGCCTCAGGCCAAAGCACCGTGCCGGTATGGCGGCAGCTCATATCGTCAATATTCTCATGGCAGACCGCCCTGATGGTGGCCATTACCGTGTTGTCGATGTACGGCAAGGATATTGTAAGCTGGGTGGGCAGCCTGTTCAAGTCAAAGGACGCCTTGGAAGAAACGCGGCGCGAGCAAGAGAGACTAAACAAGTCAATGGCCGACGCGAGGACATCCGCAGCCAAGGAGACGGCGGGGCTGCGCGTACTCTACGCCATGACCCAGAACGCCAACGCATCGATGCGTGACAGGACGGCGGCGGTCAAGGAACTGCAGTCGCAGTACCCGGCTTATTTCGGCAGTCTGTCCCAAGAGGCCATATTGGCGGGCAACGCCTCCGCCGCGTACCGCCAGCTGACGCAGGACATCATGTCCGCCGCCTATGCGAGGGCTTATCAGGAACGGTTGGAAGACCTCGCGTCAAAGAACGTGGACGAGCTGCGCGGCTCGCAGGCTGACTACAACTATATGCAAAGGAACAGGGGAGCGTACAATGCCGCCCAACAAAGGGAAGAAAGACGCCGGCAGCTTCGAGAACTGATGGACGATGAAGGTATTGTATGGAGAAGCGAATACGCTGACGAATGGAACGAACTGCTGAAGACCCAAGGCCTGGATAAAAATACTATCGCACTGTTCAACCAACGTGAAGAGCGCTGGCGTCACCATAACGAGAACTACAAGCGCAACGAGGCCACCATGCAGTCTTATGAAGATGAAATCCTGAAACGCCAGTCCGCAGTGGAAAAGACCACGCAGGGCGCATCCTACGAGCAGGACAGGAAGGAAGCGGAGCGTGAGGCCGAGAGACGCGCGAAAGAAGAAGAGCGTCTCGGCAAGGAACGCCTGAAGGCCCGTGAAGACCTTGACAAGGACTTGCTCGCCCTGCAGCGTCAGAACCAGGACGACGAGACAGCCCTGATGCAAGACGGCACGCAGAAGAAACTGGCCGAAATCGACAACGACTATAAACAACGCATTGCAGAGATAGACAGGCAGGAGACCGAGTTCAGGAAAAAGAACAAGGAGGCCGGACTTGCCGGGCTTGGTGCGGACGGTCTGACGGACGAGCAGGCGGATGCGCTGCAGAAGGCGCGCGACAACGCCGCAAAGGAACAGGAGCACAAGACACAGGAGGTGTACGCTTCGGAGGCACGGGCCATGCGGAACTACCTCAAGGAATATGGTACCTACCAGCAGCAGAAGCTGGCCATCGCAGAGGAATACGCGGAAAAGATAAGGAACGCACAGAATGAGGGCGAGCGCCTGTCGCTCGTCGCCGGCCGTGACCGCGCCCTGCAGCAGGTGGAGATAAACGCCGTCAGGCAGCAGGTTGACTGGGGCAGCGTGTTCGGGGACTTCGGCACGATGTTCAAAGACCAGCTGCAACCTACGATAGACCGCTTACGCCGCATGGCTCAAAGTGACACGTTCAGACAGTCGAGCCTTGAGGAGCAGCAAATCCTTTATTCCCTGATAGAGAAACTGGAGCGCTCCGGCACGGCATGGGACAGCGACATATTCAAACGTGTGTCCGACGACCTGTCGGCATACCAGGAGGCGATGGGCAGATACTCCAAGGCCGTAGATGCCGCACGCGCCGCCGAAGAAAACCTCGTAAAAGCTGAAAAAGAGCTTGAAACCGCACGCAATGAAAACCGCGGTGAGGAGGGCATACGCTCAGCGCAGGAAAACGTAGACAAGGCACACGAGGCATTTGACGCCGCTTCCGAGGACGTGCGGATTTTCGGCGGGCAGGTACAGGAGACCACGGCCGCCCTCAACTCGTCCGCTACGGAGGCGAAGGCGATGTTCGACAATCTCGGCGAGGGCTTGCGCGGCCTGACTTCGGGAAATCTGCAAGGCATAGGCCAAGGCTTGATGAAGCTTGACGGCCTTTTCGGCGACAACAAGCTGACGGCCCAGGCCGGCAATGCCTTGGCAAAAGGTTTCCAGTCGCTCCTCGGCAAGGACAGCGAGGCTGCCAAGACCCTCACTGCAGCGCTTGGCGACAGCGGGCTTGCCGGAGAAATCATATCGGCAGTGCTCGGACTGCTCGACATGCTGGCGCAGGACGGCATCGGCGGAATAGTGTCAAGCCTCATGGATACTGTGCTTGGCTCTGTCAGCGGCGTGCTTGACGACGTGCTTAGCGGCGGCATAATAACCAAGCCCATGCAGTCAGTCGTCAATGGCGTGGGGGACATCCTCGACTCCCTTACGTTCGGCGGCCTCGGCTCGTGGCTCGGCGGCAACGACAAGGAGGTGATGGAGACGGTGAACCGCCTGACGGAGAGCAACGAGTACCTGCGCGAGAGCATAGACAGCCTTGCAGAGCGCATCGGCCAAGGGGACAACACGAACGCCGAGAGCATAGACTATTACAACGACGCGCGGAAAGCGGAGCTTGAGTGGGAGGAGAACCAGCGGAACATCATCAAGGGACTGGCGTCAGCCTGGACGAACACGGGGTACGGCTTCCTCGGTTTGGGCGGCAAAGGAAGCTTCAACAAGCACTCGCCGGACAGCGGCTGGGAGGGCTGGGACGCCTTCACGGAGACGCTCAGGAAAAACGGCTTCAACATAACGGTGGACAGCACGGGCGACCTGTGGAACCTGACGCCGGAGCAGATGGAGCTGCTAAGGGACTCGAACCCGAAGGAATGGCAAAAGCTGTTCAGCGGCGACGGCCACAAGAACCCGAAAAGTGCGGTGGAGGAATACATAGAGCGCGCGGGGACGCTGGAGGAGCTGACGGACGCGCTGAACGAGAAGCTGACGGGATACACGTGGGACGGCTTCTTGGAGAAGTACAAGGAGATGGTGAGGAGCGCTGAGGACATAACGGAGGAACTCGGCGATTTTATAAGCGAGACTGTGACGGACGCGCTTATAGAGAGTTTCGTGAACGAGGAGCTGAAGGACGACATCAAGGAGCTGTACGAATACATAGCCGACGCTGCGGCCGACGGCATAAGTGAGGAGGAGAAGGCCCGTATAGAGGCGATGAACTCGGCGATAGCGGACAAGGCGGAATCATGGCGCGAGGCCATGACGGACTCAGGCATGATAGATCCCGGGAGCTACGGTACGTCGCAGAGCGGCAGGGCCGGGGCGTACACGGCGATGAGCCAGGAGCAGGGCACAAAATTAGAGGGGCTATGGACGACGAGTGCGATGCACCTGTCGAGCATGGACGAGAAGATGCAGGACGTAAGTGCGCAGATGGGCACTGCTGTGGACAGCCTGCGGCGGATAGAGGAGAACACGGGCAACAGCGCGAAGCATCTGGGCGAGATAAAGGAGGACATAAAGAAAATGATACGCGACGGAGTGAAAGTGAAATAAAGGATTAAAAGCTATGGCAATGGACGCGATACTTGGAGGCAAGGTGCTCATCAACGGCACGGACATCTGGAAGGCATACGGCGCTTTCCTGGTGGAGAAGAAACGTGGCGACCGGAACAACCTGAAGGCCATCATGGCCCCGGCGAAGACGAAGACCCACGTGGTGGTGGACATCCGGGAGGAGGACGGCGAGAAATACTCGTCCGCGCTGGAGGTGAGGAACCAGGCGCGGGACGTGAAGCTGTACTTCGCCCTGTATGCGGACACGCGGGATGAGTGGCTGTCGCGGTACAAGGCGTTTATCGCTTTTTTGAAGCAGGGAGATGACGGGTGGCTGGACATCCGCTTTCCCGACCTCGACATGACGCTGCACGTTTTTTATAAGGAAAGCAGCGACTACGAACCCCTGACCTACCTGTGGCAGGCGGGGAAACAGGCCAGCCGGTTCTACGTGACCTTCAGGGAACCGAAGCCGGCCATCTGAATGACATTAAAACACGGTTAGAACGGCATTATGATAACGATATACGGAAGCGACGGCACGGCCAAGACACAGGTGCCCTGCGACGACAACTCGACGCAGGCGAAGGAGCTGCAGGGTGACAACGTGCTCACCCTGTCGTTCACCCTGTACGAGCACATCGCGCTGGAGGTGAACGACTATGCCGAGTTCATGGGCGAGCGGTACTGGCTCATGGAGCGTTACAAGCCGGAGCAGGTGTCGACCGTGGAGTGGAAGTACGACGTGAAGCTCTACGGCATCGAGAGCCTGCTGAAGCGCTTTCTCGTGCTGAACGACACGGACGGTGCGGACGAACCCGTGTTCACGCTGACCGCGCCGCCGAGGGAGCACGTGGCCCTCATCGTCAGGAGCATCAACAACGGCATGGACAACACCACCGACTGGAAGGTCGGCACAGTGGAAGGTACGGACAACATCGTCATAGACTACGAGGGCAAGTACTGCGACGAGGCCCTGAAGGAGGTGGCCGAGAAAGCCGGGAACCGGGCCGAATGGTGGTGCGAGGGCCAGACGGTGAACGTGTGCCGCTGCGAGCAGGGGGAGGAAGTGACGCTGGGCTACGGCAAGGGGCTGACAGGCCTGGAGTGCGACATGGCCGACAACGCCAAGTTCTACACCCGGCTGTACCCGATAGGCAGCAGCAAGAACATCGACCCGGAGAAATACGGGCACAGCCGCCTGCAGCTTCCCGGCGGCGTGAAGCACGTGGACGTGAACGTGGAGAAGTACGGCGTATGGCACCATTACGAAGCGGATGCCTTCTCCGACATCTACCCCAAGCGCACCGGCACGGTCAGCTCGGTGCGCAGCGAGGAGGTGAAGGACGAGGACGGCAACCCGTTCAAGATATTCTACTTCAAGGACAACAGCCTGGGCTTCGACCCGAACAGCTACGAGATAGGCGGCAAGGTGAAGCGAGTTTCCTTCCAGGAGGGCTCGGAACTGGCCGGCTTGGGCGACGAGGAGGACGGCACCTACTATTTCGAGGCCAATTATAACAGCGACACGCACGAGTTCGAGCTGATAACGACATGGCCGTATGACGACGACACGCAGCTTCCGAACGACACGCTCTGCCCGAAGCCCGGCGACAAGTACATCCTGTGGAACATCCGCATGCCGGACGAATACTATCCGCTGGCCGAGCAGGAGTTCAAGGAAGCGGTGGACAAGTACAACGAAGAGCACGCCATCGATGTAAGCCGCTACAAGGCCCCGACCGACCACGTGTACATCGAGGAGAACGGCATCGACCTGTACGTGGGCCACCGCGTGCGCCTGGAAAGCGAAAAGTACTTCCCAGAGGCCGGCTTCCGCAGCAGCCGCATCACCAAGGTCACGCGCAAGGTGAACCTGCCCTCGCAGATGGACATCGAGGTCTGCGACGCGACGAGCACCGGCGCGATGGAGGCCATAGGCGACAGCATTACCGACGCGAAGAACTACGTGAAGACCGCCACGTCGGGGAGCTTCCCCGACCTGATACGCAGCTGGGACAACACCTATCCGACGGATAACAACGTGTTCTCGGCGCGTCGTACATTGAAGGAAGCCCTGAGCAGGCTGCGCGAGGACACGGCGCAGGAGAAAATCCATTTCCTGAAGGGAGCCGACTTCGGAGGCCACAAGGCCGGGGAGAGCGGCGCGGCGGTGGATGGTGACGGGAACGCGGAATGGCTGACCGCCGTCATCCGCGAGCTGCTGCGGTCGGTGAAGTTCGTGGACGGCATGACCGGGGAGGGCTGGCAGCTGTGGATGGACGCGCTGACCGGGCTGAGCAACCTGACCATCGACAAGGTGACCATCCGGCAGACGCTGGTCGCCCTGGAACTGCTCATCCAGAAAGTGCGCAGTATCGGTGGGCAGTTCGTCGTCAGCGCGGCCAGCGGCAAGATAAAGACCATCACGAAGGACGGCGACAACTACAAGATAAGTTTCGAGCAGGACAACGAGTTCACGGCGCACGACCTGATGCGCTGCGCGGAGTTCACCGGCGCGTCGCTGCGCGGATATTGGGTGGAAATCTCCGCCTCGGACGGGGAAGGCGTCACCGTGCCCGTGAGCGAGTTCGGCGGCGTAGAACCCAAGGAGGGCGACGAGTGCGTGCTGATGGGCAACACGCAGAACCGTCTGCGCCAGAACCTCATCTCCATCGCGGCCACCGAGGACGGACAGCCACGGGTGGACGTGCTGGACGGTGTGAGCACCAAGAATTTCGACGGCTGCCTCCGCGTGCGCTTGGGCAACCTGGACGGGATAAGCGACAGCCGCTTCCCGGCGGACAACCAGCCGCACGGCAACGGCCTGTACGGCGACAACGTGTATCTGATGGGAACGTTCGTTTTGACTACCGGTGAGGACATCTTGACGCGTTTTGAAATAACAGAAGGGAAAATAGAGGCTGCCGTAGAAGGCTTGCGAAAAGACTTCACTGAAGACAAAAGTTATCTGGACAACGCGTCATTCGGAAATGGAATGAACAAATGGGATACCGAGAACGAGGCGACCTTCTTCCTGCTGGGAAGTAAGTGGATTTGGGCGAACGGAGCACCTTTGTCCGATAAGACCAATTACGCCACCGTCAAGACCGATGACGGACGTACTACTGTATTTATCCGGAACAAATATATCCTCCAGAAGCATGAGAACTTTCGCTTTATTCCCGACTACAACGATATAAATGATGAGGGACAGAAAAAACCGGAAGCCGTATATTTGAGTTTCTTCTATCGCGTAGCAAAAGCCGGACGGATGATCATCAAGTTCGAAGGACTGGATAAATCCGGTTTCGAGAATTTCAACGAGTTTTCCTACGATGGCGAACTTGACGTTACGGACGGATACCAGATATTCAATCACTCCGGATTATGGAATGGAACAGGCGACTTCAAATTGTCCTTCACGGGTGAAATATACCTGTACATGCTGGTGTTGAGTACCGACCGTGCAGAAGCCTTGGCATACAAATACAAAACGTTGTTCGAACAGTCTGATAAACTGGTAAAGATAGCAGCTGCCAACTTTGACAAGGATGGAAACGTGATTGAGTCGTCGGGCATTGTGACAACGGCTAAGTACAACGAGATGATGTCGCAATACTTCGACGAAGACGGACAGCTGAAGAACAAGGCAGGGCTGGTGACCACCGCGATGGCCAACACGCTGTATGCCTTTGACGCGGACGGGAACATCGTGTCGATGGTGGAACAGACTGCGTCCGACATAAAAATATCCGCCGCCAACATATCACTTGAAGGCCTTGTGACGGCGAACGAAAACTTCAAGATACTTGAGGACGGCAGCGTTGAGGCGAACGGCACATTCAAGTCGGAAGACAAGGAATACGGCAACTCGATAGTGATAAACGCCAAAGAAGGATACATAAAAATGATAGGGCCGTCGTCTGTGGACGAATACACCGGCAAGCCCAACGGCGAAGACCGTACAGACCTGTTTGAGCTTCATTTCGAGACAGACCCAGACACAATGGGTCGCGTGTCAACGATGTACCTGCGCGGAGTCGGGCATGAGGTGCGCATAGACGCGATAGACGGCGTGCACATAAAGGATATGCTGGGCAACCTGTGCATGATAAGCGCGGACAGGATAGAGTTCCAGGACGGCAAGGGCAAAATCGCCATATATTCAATAGACGGATTTAACGGAATAAACGCATGAGAATAGACTTCAAACATTTTACCGTGCCGACAGGCATAAACGGCCTGCACAAACAGACAGGTGACGCAAGGGAGAGCTTTGCCGACATAATCTACACGATGGTGAACGGCATCCGCGCCCACGCCTTGGCGATGAAAATATACAAGAGCGATGGCGCGGTGGAGTATACGGACGATGAAGTGCGGCTAATGAAGGGGCTTGCGGAGCGTTACTGCACACCGGCGTTCATAGACGGGCTGCGCGCCCAGATACAGGAAGGAGGCGGCGATGAGAGTGGTGTATAACAGGGTGATACCTTTCAGGGGTTTCAAGTGCGTAAACCTCTTCGGCGTGCTATTCGTGCGCGAGGGCTGCACGATGGCGGCGGAGGACTACAACCATGAGGCCATCCACACGGCACAGATGAGGGAGCTGCTTTATGTACCGTTCTACCTGCTGTACGTGCTGGAATGGCTGTGGCACTTGGCACGGCTGCGCGACATGAAGGCAGCCTACCGGGCAATCAGCTTCGAGCGGGAAGCCTACGCCCACCAGTACGACGCGGACTACCTGAAGACAAGAAAGAAGTTCAACCAGTATAAAATGCAATAATATGGCCATATCACAGGAAGACATACAACAGGTGCTCAACGCCATCAAGGCGGAGAGCCAGGGCGTGCAGGAACTGGAAGAGGTAACATCGCTAAACGGTGTCAACTCACTTCCTGCCGTTAAGGGAAATGAGCTTGTATCAGTACCAGTTTCATTATTACAGAAGCCGGCAACCGATGCGGCAGCAAAAGCCGAAGACGCGGCCCAAAAGGCCACCCAAGCGGCTCAGACAGCCGAAGATGCCAAAGACGCGGCCAATTCAGCGGCGACCACAGCAAACGAATCAGCAGACAAGGCAAATGCAGCTGCAGCAGCGGCCCAAGAAGCGGCCGCCTCATACGAAGGGACTGCAAAGACTGCTCTTGAAGGTGCCACCGCAAGATTCTCCGGTTTCATTGAAAGCGGCGAGATACAGCTTGCATCAAGCGCATCTGCAGGCGGTGTTGTCGTATATATAAAGAGTAAGAAACTGTTCGCCTACCAGTTGTCCGGAAAGTATTACAATAACTGGAACGTTGAGGGCGTCCCATCTCCTGACCTGTTTCTCGCATGGTCAAGAAATGAAGTTCTGAAAGACAAAACTTATATCTGTGGTGACACGCTGTACGTCTGGAGCGAGGAAGACGGTGATCTGGTAAAGGCCAGCGGTGGCGGTTCCGGCAGTGGCTTCTACAACGTGACACAGCTACACCCTCTCGGCTCCGGCTATTACACAAAAGATACCGCCGTGGCCGCTCTTTCCGATGCAGGTATCGATGATGACAGCAAGCCCGGCATGGTGATAACCTTTGAAGTGTCAGCCGGAAAGTGGATCGACTATCGTTTTGAAGGCACGGACATTTCGTCTTTCCTGACCCCGTCAGCCTGGAACCGTTATGGGGGTGGAGATGCAATCAAGAAAATACGTGTGACGAAAGGCACCACAAGTTCAGACCTTACACCCGATGAACAGGGCGAGGTAAGCCTTGATATACCTGTGGTTGAAGTTGATCAGGCTGTAAACGAGAACTCCACCAATCCGGTGAGCGGTAAAGCGGTGGCTTCAAAAATAAACGAAAAGGCTTCTACCTATGGAACCGCCCTCCAGTTGAATGAAATCGGCGAAGGTGCGGACAAAGCCTATTCCCTAAGCCTCCTTAATGAAGCCGGGGAGATTATCAGCACCAGCGACATGTTTACCGGTGGTGGCGGCGGAACCGTTGCCACGACAAAAGTCGTACTGACACGTGTCACTCCGAATAAGACGGTGAAGTCTGGCGATGAAGTAAAACTGACTTACACATACGACCAGACAGACACTACTACAGGAGAAAGCACGGGAAACCCTGCACGTGTGACGGTTACCGTTACACAGGGAGCGAACTCCAATACTTTAACCGGAAACATATCTGCAGGAAGTACAAATACGGTGGATGTTACGAAATACATGGGCGTGGGCACCAACACGGTGCGTGTACGTGTGGAAGTCGGCGAAGGCGCGGAGATGCAAGTCGCTCAGGTGACCTGGAGCATCAACGTGGTACAGCTCACCCTGAGCAGTTCCTTCAGCATTTCCACAGCTGTGACACGCGGACAGACGCTGTCTATCCCATACGCCTTGAGCGGTGCCGGAACGAAAACCTTACGCTGTTATGTGGACGGTACCGACACGGAAGATCGGAGCATCACCAGTTCCACAGCCAACGGCAGCTTCAGCATTGCTACAACCAATCTGGCTCATGGAACCCACACCGTACAGCTTGTGGTAGAGTTGGAGTTGACGGACGGCAGCATCATCAAGTCAAACAGTATCCTTTTTGCCGTAGGCATCCGTGAAGCCGGGAACAATACCCCTGTAGTGTCTGCAAGGTTCGACTATGCAGACGGTACGGTCATAGAAAAAGGGGCAACGCCCTATATCCAGGCCAAACAGTACGACAGTTATACGCTCCAGTATGCAGCCTACAACCCGCGAGAGACCCCGACAAGGGCGGATGTCTATGTCGGAGAAACGCTGGCATCATCCGCTTCCGTTCCTTTTACGGTACAGAATCTGACGCTGCGAGCCTCGGAATACGGCGAACAGCAATGCCGTATCGTGGTAGGCATAACTACCTACAATTTCCGTCTTATCGCGTCCAAGAGCGATTTGAACATCAGCGAGCCTACAGACGGTATGATACTCAAGCTGACAGCCCAGGGCAGAAGCAACAGCGACGTCAACCGCGAAGAATGGAGTTATAACGGTATTCAAACCGTGTTCGAAGGGTTTAAGTGGGGTGGCGACGGATGGACGGGTGATGCTCTTCGTCTGACAGATACGGCAAGGGCTACCATCCAGCATAGGCCGTTGGAACAGCCGGAACAGAATGTCACCAACGCCGTTGCCTTCGTTGTGAAGTACAAAGTCAGTGAGGTTGTTGATGAGGATGCAGAAGTCATCAAGTGCGTGGACGCATCCGGTACCGGTTTTGTAATTACCGCACAGGAAGCGAGGATGACCACAAAGGGAAACAGCACGCTTTCAATGAAAATGGCTGCCGGAGAAATATACGAGGTGGCTTTCGTGAGCTTCCCGAAGAGTACTGACGGTTCGTCCGAATATGAAAAGCAGAATACGGAGATGGTGTATCTTTATATCAACGGCATCATGTCCGGATCCGTGCAGAGAGCGACATCTGACAGTATATACCAAGCAAGTCCTGCATACATAGAGCTTGGTTCAGACGGTGCGACAACAGATGTCTACCTCATACGTGCATACGATACATACCTGAGCGATTCGCAAGTTTTGGAAACCTATATGATTGACCAGGACAGTTCCGACATGATGATGTCCATGTACGAGAGTAACAATGTCATCGATGAAAACGGAAATGTGACCGTTGACAGTGTCCCGGACGGTATGAGATATATCATCGTTACCGGACGTGAGGACAACGGCGTTCCGACAGTGCTTCAGGCAGCGGTCAACAATGACAAGGACCCGAAGTATGACGTTACCGAAATGCTTTGCGTTGTGAAGGGGAACCAGGCATTGAATTTTCGTTGTGTCGGAGGCTGTATCCGTTTGCAGGGAACCTCGTCGCTTGCCTATCCGATAAAGAACTACCGCATTTATTTCAAGAATGCGTCCAAGGTGGCCGGTGACCTGTATCTGGGCTGTGACGAGCAAGGCTTGGGAGGAACATTACAGGAAACGGCCAAATACTCCTTCCGTCCTGCAGGTACGTCCAACAAGGCGGCAGCCCCGGTTGACTGCTTCTGCCTGAAGGCCGACTTTGCCGAATCCTCGTCCTCGCATAATACTGGTATGGCCAAGTTGGTACAGAATATCCTGACGGCCGCCGGTGAGCTTACCCCGGCCCAGGCGCATTGTTCTGAAGAGTATGGATATGATGTCCGCACAACCATCGACGGCGAACCCTGTTACCTGTTCTACCGCGGTACCCTGGACGAAACTCCACAGTTCCTTGGCAAGTTCAATTTCAACAACGACAAGTCAACAGAGGCTGTATTCGGCTTTTGCGACATACCCGGATATCATGACCAGGCATGGGTGACCGAGAAGTTCGGCGGTGTCAATCCGACCGAGTGCTGGGAGTTCCTGAACAACGACTATCCGATGGGTATGTTCCTGGATGATGATTTTGACACAAAGGGTGACGACGGTACCCCGAACTGGCTGAAGGTATTTGAGGCGAGATTCCCGGACGATGACGATATCAACGCCGAATATGAGGCGGGAACCCGGAAACCAAAATATCTTGAGCCACTTGTAAAATGGGTTAAGAGCACACAGAATAACGGTGCAAAGTTCAAGGCGGAACTCGCTGATTGGTTCGATGTGGACTATCTGTGCGACTATTATATGTTTACGGATATCATGGGATGTGTCGACCAGCGCGTAAAAAATATGATGATGGGATTCTGGTATGATCCGGACAAGGACAAGGTTCTTGCCTATATGATATTCTATGACTGTGACACTATTTTGGGTGTGCGTAATGACGGCCGTCTGAAGTATTCCTGGGATGTGGACGAAAACACGACCGACCCGGAGCTTTCAACGGAAGACAAGACCGTGTATGCCTATGCCGGACATGACAGCATTCTCTGGAAGAACCTGCGCGAACAGTTCCCGGACGAACTCGCGGCTGCCTATAAACGAATCAGGGAGCGCATGAGCAACAGTACCATTTTCGCCATGTTCGATGACGAACAGAGCGCAAAATTCTGTGAACGTATATACAACCTTGATGCGCTGAATAAATACGTGGAGCCTAAGACCATCGGTGTTGAGGTCAATCAGGACGGCACGGTGACCAACGTGAAATATTCATATTTGGAAGCCATGCAGGGAAGCCGACAGTCACACCGCCATTGGTGGGTTAGCAACCGAATGGGGCTTTTTGACGCGAGATATAGTGCCGGACAATATACGGCCACAGATATTTCTTTCAAGGGCAACAGCGCGGCCGGTGCGACCGTCAAGGCCACTCCAGCACGTGACTTCTATTTTGAGTTCCGGCGTGAAAGCGACCCCATGACACATGACGCCGTTAAGAAGGACCAGCAATGGAGTTATACTTATGGACAGACGGCCAACATCGGAACCATCTTCCATTTATACGGAGGTGAATGGATGAAGAAACTGGACCTGTCCGCATGGGGTGGCTTTACCGACATGAGCCTTCCGACACTTCCGGTTCTTGAGGAGCTTATCCTTGGCAGCAGCGCAAAGACATACGCTCTGACAGAGCTGGTTCTTGGTACGAAGATACCGATGCTGCGCAAGCTGGAGGTGGTCAACTACACCAACCTTCCGAGCCTTGACCTGTCTGGATGCAACCGTCTGGAAGAAGTGAACGCGTCCGGATGCACAAAACTGGCAACAATCACCTTTGCTGAAGGTGCCGTTCTTAACAAGCTGCGTATCCCGGCCAATTTCCAGACATTGATCCTGCGCTCTATGCAGTACCTGAAATGGAATTCCATCACCTTTGAGGGCAAGGCCAACCTTACCGGCCTGTGGATTGAGAACTGTGCTCTTATAAATGGTTTGTCCGCATTTAAGGAACTGTTCGCCTTGGGGGGAGCACTGAAATACGTCCGTATTACAGGTGTTGAGCTTGAAGGTGACGGAAGCGACCTCAAGCAATGGTATGATGCCGGGCTCGGCGGTATCGACGCAAGCGGAAATACCACGAACTCACGCTGTAAACTCGTTGGCACATACCGTCTGACAAAGTATCTGGACGACGATACATTCAACAAGTACACAGAACGTTTTGATGAACTGAACATAAGGCAGCCGGAATATACGATGATAGAGTTCGATGACGACGTGGCCGACGATGCCAATATCAGTAACCTCGACAATGAAACCGGATATAAATACGGCAACACTTATGTTCCGAGCGGTCATATTACAGCCATATTGGGCCAGCGTCACCGTGTCCTGGCAAAAATTACAAAGATGCCGACCTCCCGTCAGGTGAACATTGCAAATACAGATACCGCCGTGAATAATACGGACGGCGAAATGACCTATTATCCCTTGGATGACGCGGACAGCAACAAGTATGCGGACGGAACTCCGGCTAAGCTGGACGGAACCGAAGGTGATTGGATGATGTACGAACCGTTCTTCTGGAGCAAGGGCATCAATGACTATCTTGGCGGAAAACATTACAGTTGTTACAGTTCCAACGGTCCCGAAGATATGCCGGAATGTCCGGACGTGGACGTGTTGACCCTTGAGGACATCAAAGGCAGTGGAGGATGGCAGTCAGGGCGTAAGATTATGACAGGCAAGGATACGCTGGAGAACTCCTACAGCACCGACAGCACCTATTCCGTATGTAAGGTTGACGTTTCTGGACATAAGCGTGTCCGTTTCCCAAGCGTGCCAGGCACCAACCTTGTCGGCTCACTGTTCGTCCGTTCCGACGGAACCATTATCAGTTCCATTATCGTCCCCACCTTGAGCAGCAAGTTTGAGGCGGGCATGTATCTGGTCTGCGATGTGCCGGAAGGGGCAGCCTTCTTGTATTTCTCAATCCTGAACACGGCTGAATTTGATTGTGTGGTTTTGAGCAACAGTGATAAGATAGAGGATATGGAACCGGAATGGGTTGCCAACGATGAACACCTATGTGCTGTCGTCGGCAGCAGTATTGTCGGCACGAAGCTCCGTGCTTGTATCACGGGCAGCAGTACCGCCGCAAGTCTTGGATGGTCAGATTTCCATTACTACAGCCAGCAAAGAGGTATGCAGCAGATTGACGCGCTGATGCATTCACGCATCGCCAACCTGTTCTATGCGAAATACGGCCGACGTGACAGCCAGGAGCAGTGCGGTGCCGGACAGAACACGAACAACCGCACAACCGGAGGAACTGCCCCTTATGGCATGACCGATACCATCGGTTACGAGGAGGCCAGTGGAATTAATCCTGGAGTGACGAATTCGCTTATCGACGGGCTTGTCCACCAATACGCCTGGTACAAGACAAATGATGAATACGGTGAACCGTCCGTGATACAGGTAAACAATATATGTTGCCTTGGATATGAGGACATTTTCGGCCACAAGTATGACATGATGGATGGGGTGGATTTGCCGAACGACAGCGGTAACAGCGGGAAATGGCGCATCTGGATGCCGGACGGAACGACACGTTTCGTGAAAGGCCGAACCAGCAGTGACCAGTGGACTGCAGCCGTGGCACACGGCAAATTCATGGATATTGTTCCAGTCGGAAGTGTGAACGGATCTTCGTCAACATACTATTGCGACAAGTATTACATTTCAACATCATCCGGCCGTGTGGTCTATCGCGGGTACAACAATGCGAGCGCGAGTGGCGGTGTGTCGAATGCGTATGCGAATAACGATGCTACGAGCACGTACACGTATGTCGGCTCGCGTCTGGAAATCAAATAATCGGCGTACAGCACCGGGGACGTGTCCCCAAAGCGGTGCCGAGGGAGATAAGCCTCAGCAACAGCGCATGACCTTATCGGTCAGTAAGGCGGAAAGCTGAAAAATCACGCGTCGGGTGGAGTTTGGTAGGCCATAAATAGGTTCGAAGAAGTCAGGCCCGGAGGAAGGAAGGCCTATACCTTCCATAAAAACAAGAAATATGCGCAGAGAAGGTTACAGATTATTCCAATATGTCATCCTCGTTTGACCAGGTCCTACGTGGCTCCAAACGTAAAAAGAGCCGCCAGGGACGTTATCTGCTTGCGCATAGGGAGGAAGTCATTAAGGAACTGTCCGGTCGGATAGCATCCGGGACCTACACCGTTAAGGATTACCGTGAGCGCACTATATGTGAGGGCGGAAAAATCCGGCGGATACAGGTTCTGACGA